AGCTCCTCGCGTTGCCCAACGGCAGCAAGTTCATGTTCAAGACCTACCAGCAGGACCCGGGCGATCTCGAAGGCCAGATGTTCGGCGTGCCGGGCCAGACCGTCGTGGCCGTGTGGCCGGACGAGAACCTGCGCGTGAACTGGTGGCTCATGCTGCAACGGCGTTTGCGGTTCCAGCAGGCCCAGCTCATCTGGAGCTTCACGCCCATCAACGGCATGACGGCCACGATCAAGGAAGCCGTGGGCGATGCGCCGGTCACGCGCGAGAGCCGGTTCGCCGAGCTGTTGCCCGACCGCGTGAACGTGCCCGGCCTGCCCGTGGGGCACATGCCGTTCATCCAGTTGCCCGCCACTACGCGCGGGCGCGTGATTTACTTCTGGTCGGAGTTCAACCGCTTCGGTGATGGGCAGCGCACGTTCTACGATGCCGTGAAGGACGATTGCCGGGGCAAGAACGGCAAGCCGAGGTCGGCTGAGTATGTCATGCGGATAAGCTATGGCTATACGCGCGACACCGTGGGCCGGCCGTTCCCCAAGTTCGGCGAGGTGAACATCGTGGCGCCGGAGCACCTGCCCAAGACCGGGACGGACTACCAGTTTGTGGACCCGGCCGGGGCGCGAAACTTCGCCAGCCTGTGGGTGCGCGTGACGCCGGACGAACGCTACTACGTCATGGCCGATTGGCCGGACGCGGCGACCTATGGCGAGTGGGCCATCCCGAATCTCGACGGCTCGGGCGATGCCGTGGGCAAGCTCTACAAGGCCGGCCCGGCGCAGAACTCGCTGGGGCTGGGCACGGCGCAGCTCAAGCGCGTGTGGCGCGGCGTGGAGCGCGAGCTGGGCTTGGAGGTCGTGGCGCGGTTCATCGACCCGCGGGCCGGTCGCAACCCGCACGCGCAGGAGCACGGCGGGACGTGTCTGGTGGACCAGTTTGCCACGCCCGAGGACGGCGAGGACGGCGAGGCGATGGAGTTCCTGACCGCGAGCGGCACGGACCAGGAGACGCGCATCGCGCAGGTGAACCGCCTGCTGCACTGGCAGGACGACCAGCCGCTCGACATGGTGAGCAACTGCCCGCGGCTCTACGTGAGCGCGGCCGCGCAGCAGGTGATCGGGACGTTCAACCACTGGCCCGGTCCCGTGGGCGGCGAGAAGCACGCCTGGAAGGACTTCGCGGACTTGCTGGGCTATCTGGTCATGGCGGACTTGCAGTATTTGGACCCGAAGCGGGAGTTGAGTTATGTGTGAGGTAAAGCAACCATCCCTTGACAAATCCCCGCCGGCGTGAATGGTAGCGGGCGTGTCCGGTGTCCGAACCGCCGGGCGCGCTTTGGCTGGGCTGCTTTCTTGACAGCCCAATGACAACTCAAACTTCCGAGCAGAACGAAGACGTGCTGCTCCAGACCACGCGCGAGCCGGACATCGACCTGCTCGTGAGCGAATTCGAGCAGGCCGGCGGCTACCTCGGCCGCCAGTGGCGTTCGGACACCGCCGACAAGGCCCGGTTCACCCGCTGGTCCGGCCAGCATCCGTCCGGCCGCAAGAAGCGCGACCTGCTCGGCGATGCCTGCCTGCCGTGGGACGGCGCGGCCGACACCCGCCAGCCGCTCGTGGACGGCATCATCCGCGACCTCTCCGCCGTGCTCACCACTGCGGGCGCCCGGGCGCAGGTGAAGGCCGTGCCCGCCAGCGCGGCGAACGAGGCCAAGGCGCAGCAGGTGGCCAAGCTCGTGAACCACTTCCGCCAGCAGCGCCGGCGCGAGCTGGGGCGCGAGCGCGAGCTGTTCGCCAACTACCTCCTCAGCTACGGCGTGGCCGTGTGGCAGGTCGGGTGGGAACGGCGCGTGAGCTACCAGCGCACCAACATCACGCTCCAGCAGATTGCCGATGAGTTCCCCGAAGGGCCGGCCTTGGTGTCGCTCGTGCTGGACCCGACGCAGGAGGACGCGGCCACGGATGCGGCCATGGCGTTGCTCAAGACTTTGAGCCGGGCGCAGGCGCGGCGCATCGTGCGGTCGCTGCGCACGTCAGCCAAGGCCGAGGTGCCCACGCCCTACGTGACCTACCACGGCCCGGAGTGGACCGCCCGCAAGGTCAACGAGGACGTGTTCTTTCCCCCGGCCACCACGGACCTGCAACGCGCCCGGTGCATCTTTGTGCGCGACTTTCTCACCGAGACCGAGATCCGCGAGAACGTGCTGACCGATGGCTGGGATGAGGACTGGGCGGAGGCCGCGATCAAGACCCGCGGCAAGGTCGTGACCTGGGACGACACGTTGACGAACCTGATCCACGAAGGCGACGCCTACGTGAACGCGGCGCGGGCCGACACCAAGGACCAGCTCGTGGAAGTCATTTGGGCGTATGTCCGCACCGTGGACACCGACGACGTGCCCGAGGTGTGCTGCACGATCTTCTGTCCCAACGCGACCAAGGACAACGACGGCAAAGCGATCTACGCCAAGCATGGCCCCTGCGGCTATGAGCATGGCAAATACCCGTTTGTCGAAGGCCAGCAGGAGCGCGTGAGCCGTCGGCTCATCGACTCGCGCGGCGTGCCCGAGGTCTCGGCGACGTGGCAGGACGAGATCAAGACCCAGTGCGACATGCTCGAAGACCGGGCCACGCTGGAGGTCAACCCCACGCTGCTCGTCCCGCCGGCCAAGTTCGGCCAGAAATATCGCATCGGCCCGGGGATCAAGGTGGAGAAGCAAATCAGCGGCAACCGCGGGCTGGAGTATCTTGAACCGCCGGGCGGCAATCCGCAGCTTGCGTTCAATGTCATCGCCATGGTGCTGCGGCGCTCGGCCGAGTATTGGGGCCTGCCGCATCCCGAAGTCCTGCCCGCCAAGTGGCAGGCGCGGTTGCAACAGGCGGTCGAGAACTTCCTCGCGGCCGAGGAAGAGGTTTGCACGCAGACCTTGCAGCTTGCCCAGCAGTATCTGACGGACGAGGAGCTGGCGCGCATTGGCGGCGGCTTGCCGGGCTTTCCCACCACGGCGGCGGACATCGCGGGCGAGTATGATTTCCAGCTCGTGTTCGACGCGCGGGACTTGGACATGGAATACACGTTCAAGAAGCTCGACGCCATCAGCAAGCTCGTGGTGCCGCTGGATCGGGGCGGCACGATTGACTACGCCAAGCTCGTGGCGCTCGGCCTGGCCGGCGTGGACGCCAGCCTGGCGCAGAGCGTGTTGCAGGACCAGCAGGGCGCGGCTGGCAAGGTGTTCGAGCAGGTCAACCGCGACGTGGCGTTCATGGCCCTCGGCAACGAGCCGCAATACCCGGAGAACGACCCGACCGCGGCGATGAAGCGGCAGTTCTTGCAGGTCATCGTGCAAAACAACCCGAAGTATCAGCAGGCGTTGGCCGGCGATGAGCGGTTCCGCGAGCTGATGGAGAATTACAACAAGAGCCTAGAGCAGTCGGAGATGCAGCTCGGGCAGAACCGGATCACGGGGCGGACGGGCGTGAAGCCGGTGGGGGCGTGAGGGGAGAAGGTGGGAAAGTGGGATGGGGAGAAAGTGAGAAAGGCGAAGGCATGAGTGAGTTGAACGCGGAGCAGCGGAAGATCGAGCGCGAGGATTTGGTGCGGGCCGTGCAGGCGTTGCCGCCGGACAGCCTCGTGCTGCGCGCCGTGGAAGCCATCACGGCGGATCTCGTGGAAGAGGTCACGCAGGACATCGAGGACCCCGAGGTAGTGGGCGAGGTCGAGACCAAGCTCGCCGGCCGGCTCGGCGGCGTGCGGGCCGTGGCGCATCGGCTCTCCCAGTGGCGCAACACCAAGCTGGAGGAGGCCAAACCATGACCCTCGACGACTTCAACAAGCTGCCGCTGCTGGTGTCCCGCCGGCACATTCTGGCCGTGACGGGCTGGGCCAACAACACGTTCTACAAGCACGTCCGCGTGGGCAAGCTCAAGCCCGTGGCCACCACCGACGGCGGCCACCGCCGCTTCCGGCGCGAGGACTTGCGGCCGCTGGTGTAACCGACAAGCAAGCGACTGCCATGAGCACTTCGATGATGTGTTCCTCGCCGACTGCCGAAAACATCCTATCGCCAGAAGCTGTGGCCGGCGCTCATGGCAGTTCGCTCCAGCGTCTTGTTAGCCGCTGGCCGCAATGGAAAAGGGAAAGACACCGCAAATACATGGCCGAATGGCGTAAAGATCCGACTCATCATGCCGCACAACTAGCATCATTAAAAAGACACAGAGAGCGGTTCGGTCAATTGCAACACAAGAACTATGTCGCGGCTCACGGGGCGTCGAGATCCACAGTAGCAAGCCGCGAGTCTGAAAAGAAAGCCACCATGGCACGGCAGCCGTGGGGAGAAATCGAAGATGCAATGCTGGTGTCAGGGATGACTGAGGGCGAGCTTGTGATTGCGCTTGGCAGAAGCATCCGAGCCATTCAAAGACGCCGCCGCCGCCTGCGAGATTATGAAGCGGCTAACAAGGAATTTGCGAACCAGCCGCCCCGCTGAAGTTCCTTTTATTTAATCAAACCTGCTCAAACCTGCGCAAACCGCCACCCATGCCCTTGGCATCCGGTGGCGGTTTTGCTTTGTGGGCAGTGTCAGCTTGATGCGGTGCGCTGGGCGGGTGCCGAAGCATCGCAGTGCGGAACGGTGGACGACCCACCTTGAACGGTCGGTGACACAATGCCTAACCAAACTGTGCCGGGTAACGCGACTCCGGCGGCAACGCAAGGCGCGGATGCAGCAACGACGGAATCGGCCAGCAACCTGGCGGCCCTGATGGGCTTCAAGGAGCTGACCACGGAACCCAGCGCGGGGGCTGCGGATGCAGCCAACGAGCACAACTCACAACCCGAGGCTGGCCCGGTTGAATCCGATCTTTCACAACTCGAAACGGCTTCCGACGGCGCCAACGGGGAAGCGGAAGGTGACAAGCTGAAGGCTGAAAGGCCGGACGCGGACACTGACAGCGACCCGGAGGCGAGTGCGGAAGAGACAGCGGAACGCAAGCCCGATGCGGCCGAGCCCGACGGCGAGGACGCCTTGGAGGAGTGGCTGGCGACCTTACCCAAGGGCGCCGCCCGCAAGCTCCGCGCCCAGCACCGGCAGATCGCCGAGCTGAAGCGCGAGCTGGCCGAGACCAAGGCGAAGCAGCCCGAAGCCAAGGCCGACGCGCAGGTAAGCGAGAGCGCCCCGGTGGTCATTGACAACCGGCTGGAGCACATCAGCGACCTGCGTGAGCTGGAGACGGTCGAGGCCAAAGGCCGCGACACGCTCCGGGCCGCCGAGCGGGCGTTGGAGACGGTGGACGACCTGCGGGACCAGCTCGATCTGGACCCGGAGCTGGTGGTCAAGCAGCTCAAGGCCGCGAAGTATGAGCCGCCGGAGGACCGCGAGGGACTGGTGAAGTTCCTCGGGGAAATCAAGCGGGGCATCCGGGCCGAGCGCGCCAAGGCCGCCGAGCAGTTGGACGCCATCCCGCGCCGGCGAACGCACTTGCAGCAGGAAGCGCAGGTGATGGAGCAGGCCGCCGCGGATTACCCCTGGCTCAAGACCAAGGAAGGCGAGGATTACCAGCTCTTTGAGCAGGTCATCAAGGCGCGTCCGCAGGTCCGCCAGATGGGACCGGACTGGGCGTTCACCGCCGCGGTGTTTGTCGAGGGCTTGAAATCCCTCAACGCCCGCCGCGCCGCGAAAGCCAAGGCCGCCCCGGTCGCCGCCAAGGCCGCCGCCGCCCCGCCCAAGCAGCCGAGCCGCAGCGCGCCCCCGAGGCCCGCCGCCGGCAGCGCCGCCCGAAGCCGTTTTGAGCAGACTGGAAAGACGGAAGACCTGGCCGCCCTCATGCCGGCGTAATGCCGGAGAAAGACGGACACAGTTATGGCAGGAACATTGGTCAAAGATGTAACGACAAAGAAGGAGGATTACTCCGACCTTCTGGCACTGGTGGACGCCCGGGCACTGCCCTTCACGTCCGCCGTCAACAAATCCTCGGCCGCGACCAACCCGCGGTTCGACTGGACCGCCGATACCTACGCCGCGCCCAAGCTCGCGGGTGCAATCGACGGCGTGGACGTGACGAACTTCTCGGACGAGTTCGCCAACCGCGGCAAGCTCTACAACTACGTCCAGATCTTCGAGCGCACGCCGATGGTCTCCACGCTTACCCAGGACGCCTCGGACATGCCGGGCGCCGCCAACCCCATCCAGGCTGCCACGGCCAAGGCGCTGGTGGAAATTAAACGGGATATGGAGTCCGTCTTCCTGTCCAGCAACGACGCGCAAGTGGACACGGGCGCGGTCCCATACCTCACCTGCGGCTTGGATCTTTGGATCAGCACCGCCGGCCCCAGCGTGGCCAGCTGCCCCAGCAACCAGCGCCCCGCCTCCGGTCAGATCATCACCACGGCCTGCGCCTCGCTTGATGAAGTCACCGACATGCAGGGCATCCTGCGGGCGATCTTCGACGCGGTGGGCATGGTGTCCGAGGAATACATGCTCCTCGCCGGCTCCGTGCTGCGCGCGCGCATCACCGAGATGACCCGAACCGACACCGAATCGAGCGCCGCCGCCGTGCGTGTCCGCACGTTTA